GGGCTTTTTCATGTCCTTTTCCGAAGGTATGATTACGAGCATCTTTGTGAAAAATGTTTGGAGATGATATCACAGGTATTTAGCCCGATCGTAGAGAGGATCTTGATTAAGCTCCAGATGGTATTGAACCATTCTTGGGGCTGGATGATAAGCGGGATGATATTCTTATTGAATTTTATCTCGCCCGTGAAATACGCTTTCGCCGCTATGGGCGTGGCTATTACGGCCGACTTGCTATTCGGGATGTTCTCGGCAAAGAAGCAAGGTAAATTCTTCCTATCACAAAGCGGAAGAGATACCCCCGCCAAGGTGATCGTCTATTTCGGTTTCATGCTCGTGGTATTCGTTACGGAACGGATATTCACTCAAGATAACGCCATAATCACCAAGGCCGGATGTACCCTAGCCTGTGTGTGCGAGCTGTGGAGCATGCTGGGTAGCGTATTGATTATCTGGCCGAACATGATGTTTCCAAAGCTGCTTAAACTACAGCTCAAAGGAGAGATCGAGTCTAAGCTAGGAAAGAATATTAGTAACCAATTAGATAAGGAGGATTGTAAAAATGACAACGACACCAAGGGGAATCCGAAACAACAACCCCGGTAATATCCGGAACTCGGAGCGGAACGACTGGGCCGGAGAAGTATCGAAAGCCGATAAAAAGGACAACGCTTTCGAGGAATTCGAGGATATACCGCATGGGGTACGGGCCATGATGAAGCTCTTGCTAAAATACCAGCGATCGTATAACCTACGCTCCATAAAGGAACTGATAGAACGATGGGCACCCCGCGATGAGAATGACACGGCGGCTTACGTACGATGGGTATGCCGGGAGATGCAAATGCCGGACTGTTGCCGGCTAGACCTGTCGGACAAGGGAACGATGTGCGCCCTAGTGGATGCCATGTGCTACATGGAGAACGGTGAGCGTATCCCTATGGAAGACATCGAGGCCGGCTGGGAACTGATGTGAGAGTGGTATTGTTTATGCGAGCTCCCTTTTGGATAGCGAATCATGGAATATGGACTTTATAAGAGATTGTGTGTCTTGGCCGGAATGGTGGCTCTTTGCGCTAGCTGCTCCGTGCGTCGTAGCGCTTCTGATCATAGCCATTACAGAGATCAAGAGCGACAGGTATTGGAGAGCTTGGATACCTCTATGGATGTACGGCTTGCCAGTTCCAACACCGTGCGAGATCGGTGGAGAAACATCCGGATCATACGAAGGGAATTCGACCTTGAGCGGCAGCCGGACGAAAACGGCCGATACCCGGTCAAGGCGGAAACGACACTCGAAGGCGAGGAACATGAGAACGAGCGAAAAGAAGAAGCGGAAAGCCAAAAGAAAGAGGAGAACGAGAACGTTTTCGCCCGGTCGGAAGCCAGCCATGAGGAAGAGCGATCCGGAGATACCGAACTCAACTCCGATATCGGCAAGAACGCCCTCGGGTGGTGGGCGCTCGGCGTAACGATGGTTCTGGCCTTGGTAATCTTTTTAAGATGGAGATATGGAAAAAAGGATAAAACAAAGTGATGTCTGGGCTGTCATGCAGCAAAAGGATGACCGGGGACGATACAAGATGTTCTCGTTCTCGTACGTGCGGTTGAATGAAAGCCGGGAGGGAAATGGCTCTCCCGGCTCGATCGAGAATTATGAGGTAGCCTACTTCAGCTCGATCCACGCCAAGGGAAGCACGGTAAACATCCGGATTCGGGGCGAACGGTTCCCACGGAAGTTCATCCGTTGCATGATCATCCGGATTAACGGTAAAAAAATATACGCATAATGGGACGCAAGAACGTATTTCTAATGGGTGACACCGCTTTCCTCCCCGGAGCGAAAGCGGCGGTGGTCATGACCGAGGACGTAGGTTTTCTGGAGGATAAAAAATTCACGGCCACGGTCATTACCCCGGCCAAAGGATCTTCCGTCAAGAAAGAGGTCAGGTTTGTCCCGTTCGGTCACCAAGACAAGTTGCCCGTAAGGATCATGAAAAAGATCGCCGACAACACCATCGTAGGCAGCAATATCGAGTTCAAGGCGAACATGGCCTACGGCGATGGGTTGATGGTCTGCCGGAGGGTGAAGAATCCGGAGACCCAAAAGATCGAGCTGGAGGAACTTACCCCGGAAGAGGCTCCGGAGATATTCCAGTTCATATCGGACAGCAACTACTTACGGGTAATGTCCGAGCTGGCCAACGATCTGGTCGTATTCTCCGACTCTTTCGTCTATCTGGCTTTTGGCAAACGGAAGGCCGGAGAGAAACCGAAGGTAGTCCAGATCTGGCACCGGGAGATGTGCTTTTCCCGGATCAGCGAGCAAGACGAGAAGACGAAACGCATCGAGTATCATGGTTATTCCTCGCAATGGGGAGAGGAGTCATTTCCGGACGACGTGATCGTAACGAGATTGCTAGACCGCCGAAGCCCGCTTTACGATCTCAAGGTTCGTACCGGGCTCGTACCCGATCCGGAGACCGGAGAGAAAAAGGACGAGGAAGAGAATGGCTATACGTTAAGCCTCAATATGCCGGTACCGGGGCGTTTTTATTACAACCGCCCTTATTGGTGGTCCATCTTCCTCGATTGGTACGAGTTCAGTTGCGCCATCCCGAAATTCAAGAAGGCGTTGCTGAAAAACCAGATGGTCTTGAAATATCACGTCTCCATCAACATGAAATTTTGGGACAAGCTTTACGACTCGGAAGGTATCCCCAAGGATGACAAGAAGAAACGGAACGAGCGCAAGAACGCTTTCCTACAACAACTGAACGACTTCCTTTCCGGAGAGGAGAACGCCGGCAAGAGCTTCGTATCCCATTTCCGGTATGATCAGATCAATAAATACGAGGAGAGCGATATCATCATCAAGCCCTTGGAATCATTTATCAAGGGCGGTGAGTATATCGAGGACTCGGAGGAAGCGACAAACGTGATCTGTAACACGATGGGCGTACATCCGTCCTTGAAAGGAGCGTCGCCCGGGAAATCGAAGAACATCAACGGTACCGAGGCCCGGGAGTTATTCATTATCGCCCAAGTACTGTTCAAGCCGCTCCGGGACATGATGGTTCTCCCGCTATACCTAGCCCGGGAGATCAACGGATGGGGAAAAGACATCGAGTTCGTGATACCCAATATCATGCTAACGACACTCGATAAGAACACGGGATCGGAAAAGAGTATCGGTAACGAAAAAGTATAATCATGACACAGCCATTCCTACAAACGATAGATGATTTGAGGCATACCGTCAAGGTAAACGCCTCATTTAAGTTCGAGATATTGGAGCCTTATCTTCAAGACGCTTTCGATCGATATATCGTCCCCTACCTCGGGGAAGCCTTGGTCGATCGGCTGTATCGAGAGCCGTTAACGGAAGATATCCTTACGATCAAGACGCTCGCCAGCCGGACACTGGGACCATTGGCCGTGGCGATAGCCAGTCCGGAGCTAGGGGTCTTGATCGGTGACAGCGGGCATACGGTAGGCCGGAACGATAAGTTCACCGTAGCCAGCGACCAAAAGATCGCCCGATCGGAAGAGAGCATGCAGGAACGGGGATGGAATAACTTGGATAAGCTACTGGAGCATCTCGGAAGCCACGAGAACGACTATCCGGAATGGAAAGAAAGCCGCTATTACAAGAACCAAGCCAACGACCACTACCTTAATTCCGCCCGGGAGTTTCAGGATTACGGTAAGGTGAATATCGATTATTCCCGGTTGACCTTCGAAAAGTTCCGTCCCCTACTCGATACACTGGAGATGAAGCTATGCCGCTGGATCGGGACCACTCTTGACAAGAGCTTAAAAGACACCTTAAGAACCGGCGTGGATGATCCGCTCCGGATCAAGCTGATTGATTATATCCGGGTATGGCTCGCCATGTACGTAGCCAAGCTCCATACCAGCCAAACCACCCGGGTACAACGTACGGCGGCCGGCCAGCTGGAGTTTAAACCCGTGATCTATCCGCTGTATTCCGATCCCACGGACAACGGTAATTTCTACGCCGAGCAGGTAACGTCGTTAGAAGCGGTAATCGAGGATTACATGAAAGTTTACGCCCCGGAACTAGGCCTCCCCGCTCCTATCAAGAACGACTTTAATTCCAAGGACAAACATATTTTCGTATTATGAGAAAAATAACGATCAAAGATATCGATTACCTCGTGCCCGGCACATGGGATGAGATGACAGCGGAACAGCTTTGCTTTCTCGCCAATATTTTGAACTCGAAAAGTACGGCCCAAGAAGCCAAGGTCAAGATGCTATTGTTTTGCCTGTCCGCGAGAATCCGGCGATACCAGAAAGCCAATGGAACCGGTTACGCCGTTTCCCTTCCCAAAGATCGTATATGGATCACGGCCGAGCAACTGGCGGCGTTGAGCACCATCTTTGATTTCTTATTCCAAGAGACAGAAAAAGGGATCGAGCTGGATATCCGCTTAACCCGTAACCCATTCCCCGTCTACAAAGACAAAGATATCGAGTTATACGGCCCGGAAGACGGCCTGACCAATATCAGCTACGGACAGTTCATCATGCTACAGACTTGGCAACAGCGGATGAGACAGGATTTATTCGAGGCATTGGATAACTTCCTATCCATAATCTGGAAAGACGGCTCATTCTCCATACGTGAGGACGGTGATCCGGCTTGGTTCCGGAATGTAGAGCCGATCGTAAAGACAGTCATGTTCTGGTACTACCTAGGTAGCATGAATTTCATACAAGCAAAGTTCTCCCGGGTATTCTCCTCCGGAGGGAATGAAGCCCCTTTGGATATATTCGACACGCAACAACGCATCGTGGATGAGATGGCCAGCGGAGACGTGACCAAGAAAGAACAGGTAAAACAATCCCTTTTATACGACGCTCTCTATACCCTAGAAGTAGCGATCGAAAAAGAGGAGAAAAAGAAACAAGATATGTAGTAATAGGTGTTTTTCATGGTATTAGATTTTTAGATTAGTAATGGACAGCCGCTTTGCCTGTGAAGGTGGAGCGGTTTTGTTATTATCTCCAATCCAGATACTATGATAATAAAAATATTACCAAACGTTTGCCATTGATAATATATTTATTATCTTTGTGATGTCATTAAGACAAGAGCTCTATGCATAGTGACGATGGGCTAAAAGCCCGGATAGAAGAGGCAGAAAAAGATCTCCTTTTTTATCTCCGCAAGTATCATGAACTGACTTCGAGAAGCAAATTCATGAAAGCGGTGGTTGATAAAGAGATCAAGAGACTTGAGAAAGAACTTAAGGAACTTGGAAAGTATTATTGACCAGAAAGGTTCTCCCCCTCCAGGCCAGAGGGGGAGTTTCCCTTTCATGTGTAACTCAAAAAACAGAATAAGATGGATAAAGTAAAGCGTTTTTTTGAACTAAAGGAACTTTGGAAAAAGTCCCCGGAGAATGACCGCCCTACCATAGACCGACAAATTACCGATCTGTTGGATAGCATGGATGAAAAGGAAACCGAACTGCTTACCGCAGGTGTGCAAAATGACTTTGAAAACATCCATAAAGAGATCACGGACATCAAGGAGCAGCTAACTATTCGTGAGCGACTGAGTCCCGTTTTACCATACCTGTCCGTCTCTAATCTAGCCAAAGATTATTTCGGGAAATCATCCTCTTGGTTCTACCAACGATTAAACGGGAATAGCGTACACGGTAAAATTTGCAAATTCACACAGGAGGAACTGGCTATTTTGGATATGGCGCTGAAAGACATCAGCCGCCGGATTACTAAATTGAACTTGGTATAGATCATTTTATTATGGGAGCCATAGAAAACAAACATATCTTTGCCGCATATGCAAACCTAGCGATAGATGGACTAATAAAAACACTTAATTTTATCGCTAAAAAGTTGGACACCCAAAAGCAATTAAGCAGTTGGGATATCAAGCATGTAATAACACTCATCGACTCAATCTTCGATCAAAATCCACAAAACAACCTAGAACAGATCGTTGAAGGATATCTACCATGGATAAAACCGATCATTGAAATGAAGACGCCTAAAAAAGGTGAAAGGCAATCGGATAAACTTTGTATAGAATATAAAACCATCATTACAGCTTTTGCCTCTTTGCTTAATGATGTCAGGAACTATTACACCCATTATTATCATGATCCCATCTGCATTTATCCCCGTGGGTATGATATCCCTTCATCACTGAACTGCATCTACGATAGTGCCATAAACATTATCAAGGAGCGTTTCCAAGCCGAGGAGAAAGAGATGGAGCATCTTCGTAGATACACTCGCAAAAAAGGGCGGGTTGTTCTAAAAACAGAAGATGATCATTTCTATTACACATTAGTAAACAATAACGGTCTGAGCGAAAAAGGGTATGCTTTCTTCATCTCGATGTTCCTTGAAAGGAAGTACAGTTATCTATTCTTGAAAAAGTTATCCGGATTCAAACGGGGAGACTCGTTACAATATAGGCTTACCCTTGAGGTTTTCACGGCTCTTTCCACCAAACCTCCTGTAGAACGTCTACGCACTACGAAAGACACGAAACAAGACCGGGCTTTAGATATACTGAATGAACTATCTAAGATACCAATAGAACTGTATCAAACCCTTGAACCTAAATACCGGGAAATGTATAACGAGACATTACAACCAACGGATGCCGAAGATCCTTACGGCCTTCCGGATAGATCCAGAATACGGTTCCGCAGTCGCTTTGAGACTTTTGCCCTGCACTTTTTAGACAAACAAGCTGATTTTAAAGAAATTGGCTTCTATACATATCTCGGAAATTACTTTCACAATGGATATCAAAAAACAAGAGTCGATAGAGAGACAAAGGATAGATACATTAATTTCCAACTCGCAGGCTTTTGTAAAAACATCCAAGATATCTCCGCAAAGAAACTATCGGAGGCATTAAACGTAAAATCCATAGATATAAGTACAGATAGTATACCGGATATCAATTCTTTTGAGCCTTATCTGGTTCAATCTACGCCCCACTATATCGTTAATGGTAATAATATCGGTATTAAGGTATTACCAGAAGGGAAAGATACCTACCCTACCATCGATGAGAAGGGTGCTAAAATGCCTATCGCCGATTTCTGGTTAAGTAAATACGAATTGCCGGCCATGTTATTCTATACTTATTTACGGAATAATAATATACATAAATCACACTGTCCCCTATCCGTAAAAGATATTATTGAACGATCTATCCATAAAAGTACCAAACAAAAGCATCCGGAAGAGAGATCCGAGTTAATGTTACGCCGGGTCATGAAAGCGATCTTTTGGACAGATAGTAAACTCAATGAGGTAGAACGTATCAAATCTCAGAAATCCGCTTTTGGTAAAAGGCAACATGAAATATTAAAAGCTGGCCGAATAGCGGAAACGTTGGTTAGAGACATGCTATGGCTACAGCCTTCAAAAAACAATGGAAGGGATAAAGTCACAGAGCCTAATTTCCAAGCCATACAAGTTTCTTTAGCATATTTCGGGATAAGAAGAAATGACTTAACGGAAATCTTCACACGAGCAGGATTGATCAATTCTTCAAATCCGCATCCTTTTTTAGCTCAAATAGGTACGAATTATACCTCTTTAATAGAGTTTTACATCGCTTACCTTAAGGAGCGGAAAGTATATTTTTCACGAATACAAAAGAAAATCCTCCAAGGGAAACTAAATATCCAGTGCCACCCTCTTCGGGACTTACAACGTGAGCCTAATAAGCCTCAAGATAAGGAAGAGGCCATATTCCTACCTCGTGGTCTATTTAATGAAGCGATCATTAATTGTTTGAAAAAATCCAAATTGAAGCAATTAATAGAATCTCCTACCCGAGAAAAAAGTCCGGCATTGAATGTCTCATACTTGATCCAGAACTATTTTAGAACTTATTTCGAAGATCAATCTCAAGAATTCTATGCACAACCCCGTAATTATCGTTTATTCGATAAGTTATCACCGAATAAGGGTAAATCCAAAAGCTATTTATCCTTAGAGCAAAGGATCAAGAAAATGGAAGAACTAAGGCCATCCAAGATTCCTGTTGCAGAAGCTAATAAGCTATTAGAGAAAGAAGATAGACTTTATCGTAAGAATTATAACGAAATATGCGATAACGAGTCTATAATCAGACTCTACCAAATACAAGATATTCTTTTATTTATGATGACCAAGGAATATCTTCCTTCTGATTTATACAACAGAATTAACAAATACAAACTAGAAAACGTCAAAGGTATTTTAAATGAGAGAGTTTCTTACTTGATCGATCTCAACCTTTTAAAAATACAAGGAGAAGATATCAAGATAAAAGACTACGGAAAGTTATTTTATATACATCATGATACAAGAATCAGCTCTTTGAATAAAGTATTAAGTAAAGTCAAAAGAAACAATAGTATATCTTCTAGCGTAAAGATTCAACCTTATGAAAATTATAAAAGAGAATGCCTAGATTTCGAAGAAGCCCAGATACAAATCATACCTATCATTCATTCTTTCGAAATCGCTATGGTATCGATGTTCCCAGATTTAAAGAAGGCTACTCCCGGAAATTATTATGATTTTAATGAGCTAATTACAGAATATGAGAAACGAACTAAACAAAAGATAGATAGTTCTTTTCTCATTAAAACTCGGAATATGTTCTTACATGATAAATACGAAGCTGAATGTATCAAAGAGATTTCTGACGATTTCGTCTATGCAAAAAAGATTATAGCAGAATTTAAAATGAAGATAGAAAATATAAAATTAGAAGACCTTTCGAATGACTCATCAGCATAAAAACATTTTATGCTCTTTGGTTGAAAGGTAGAAACAACAATCTTTTAACCTGAATTTCGCAATCAGTTGTATTAACCTTTAGTTTGAAAGGTAGAAACAACCCCGTTTTAGTCGTTACCTTGACCTCGGAAGTTGTATTAACCTTTAGTTTGAAAGGTAGAAACAACTCATATTTACCCCTCCTGAATAATTACGCGTTGTATTAACCTTTAGTTTGAAAGGCAAAAACAACCTCTCTAACGTCCCACCGGTAAAGGTAGGAGTTGTATTAACCTTTAGTTTGAAAGGCAAAAACAACATTTTAAGATATATACTCTTATCAACTTAAATAATCAAGAAAAACCTTTGTATTTCAAATAAACTTTACTTACTTGCAGCATTGTTAACATTTAAATTCACACGATATGAAGAAAACATTATTATCTCTCATTTTCGTCGCAGCCATAACAGGCTGTAGTATTATTCCTAAATCTCCATACCAACAAAGCGCAGTGGTATTAGATTATTCAGAATATACAAACAAAGGATTTTTTATGACAGAAGCCAATTCTGTCAATTTTGAATATAAAGCTATTGGTAGTGTATCCGCAAAAGTTCAAAGTGGTTATGAGATTATAGGAGAGAGCGTTCGCAAAGGAATGAAAGATGATATTTATGGGGAGACCTATGATAAGCATAAAGTCAAATACGGAAAATACAAACAAGCTTTTTCTGATGATGCTATTAATGTCTTATGTAATAAAGCAATGGAAATAGGAGCAAATGGTATCATTAATATCAAGGTCACTTATCTGCCCGCAATAAGAGATTTAAAAACAGGAATTGTTATTGAACCAGATGCTATCATTGTCACTGGCATGGCTATCCGGAAATAATTTGGATTCATCAAAAACTTTTCCTTAATTGCAGTAATGTTAACGTAAAAACTAGTCAAACTTATGATTGTAAATAAGGTTTTAAATATAACCTCAGATGATGTGGAAAATCAAAAGGATTTGCAAATTCTTTTAGATTGGAAACGCACGCTTCAAAATAAAATCAATGAACTGAAAGTTCGTTTGGAGGTTGCAAGAAAAGAATATCAAACTCTTAATTCGGAAGAAAACAAATCAATTCTTATTAGGACATCTGACGCAAGAAACTATAATATAGCCTTTCTTGAATTGTTAAATGCTCGCATTAAGAAATTAAGGAATAAGAATGGTTTAGGAGATCATATCCAAAATCTGCGTAATTTCAAAGCAGTTGCAAAGGAAAAGCTTTCAGAGGAGTTATATGAAGAAATAAAAAGGCTAGCAATAGAAAGAACCGAAAAAACAAGCGAATCGAAGTTTTGAAGCAAAAGCTATTGCCATCTCAAAAACTTTCACCATATTTGCAATGCGTTACATTTTGACAAGGCGACAAAGCCTCGCCATTTATTGCTGCGGGCATTTTTTATGCCTACGGTTAAAAATATAGTTCCGACCCCCGTGTGGAGCGTTAATGCGCCCACTGCCTTGTCAAGGTGTAACGCAACGGGAAAGCGGAACTTTTTTGTTCCCTTCTCGTATATTAATTTATTAAATGCGTTACATTATGACAAAGAAAAATTCAATTACCTTGCAGCCCGAGGTGGCTACAAGCGTAAAGGTATCCAATCCTTTCACATGGACAACCGTCCAAAAGTTCTACAACCTCTTACCTCTTGGTATCGCCTCCTGCAAATCCATTTACGAGGCTAAAATGTACACGGTAGCTTTATTGGTTATGCTGTCTCCAGTGTTCTTTCCACTGGTCATCGTAGCTTGGTTCGTTTATAACTCAGCGAAGAAAGGAGGCCAAAATGATTAGACTGGAAGATATATGTATATCAAACCTGATGCTGGATGCGATCAGATATTGGCAGGAAAATGATAAAGGTGGGTTAGAAGAAGATGTTAAGGCCATTGACAGCGCTATCACTTTCATTGCATGCGAGCATGATGCCCCGGGTGTACTTTCTGAAAAAGAATCATTGTCGCTTATCGCGGCTCTAAGCTTTCTGAAAAAAAGATTATGTTTGTTTGAAGGAAAGGAGGAACCGAAATGAAACTCCAAGAAGCCCTGCGCCTACTCGACATCGTAACCGATGTAAACGGACAATATAGTAAAGAAGAACGAATGCGTGCCGCCATGAGATTGGAAGAGCTGTTACGTTTGTTACTCCCAGAGGAATGATTATATTTGCGATATGTTGACGTTCGTTATCATATTAGGTTTTGTCATGCTGATCGGGGCCTCGATTAATGAGGCTAAACGCAGTGGAAATACAACGGCAAAGGTTATAGCTACTGTACTGATCTTCTTTTTCCTTTTCTTTTTACTATCCTTAGTTTAAAGATATGTCCTTTAAAAGCTCCCTTCGGGGGGCTTTTTTTGTGTCTATAAATTGGATGTTATGGACATATACAATCACTTTGAGTATTCGGAATGGATCGCTAGGCATCTAGCCGCTATCGGTCATACGGACGGGGAATGTCATTTCCTCCGTAGTGACGAGGTAGAGGAAATCTCCGATCTGGAAGAACGTATCTCCTCTATCCGGGATCATGTATTAGTCGCCATCGATGGGCTTAACTCGGATTTTTCTTGGCTTAACAATGATAATCTCGTAAATGTCCCACAATATTTTATCGCCCTATTAAAGCAATGCGAGGCCGGGGACATCGACGGGATTCACTTTGCGAAAGCGGAATGCAAGGACCTTCTCATGCAGATCGTCTGCCGGATGATGCTCGACTGGAACGAGGAACGTAACGGGCTTCAGTTCCTAGAGCTAAACAGCATGACCTTTCGGGGCATAGGTCCCATGGGAGATAATTTCTATGGGGTGATGTTAGGCTTCAACCTAAGAAAGCCTATCCCCTTCTCTATCGACAAATCAATGTGGGTATGATATGGGAGTCATGAAAAGATTGAGCGAGCAGATGCGCACACCTAAACGCAGGAACTCCCTAATCGGAGCGAGGGAAGGATTACCCTTCGATATCTCGCTAGAGTCAACCAGCCGGATCGCCCGGTATGAACGTAGGCAGGATAAGGAGAAATTGAGACAATTCAATTCTGAGGTAAAGGAATGGATGGGTTACGTGATCCAAGACTTAAAAGGGAATATCGCCTTGCTTGTCCAGAAAGATGAGTTCCTATCGGACTCCCTAGAACCCAGAATTTACAAAAGTAAAGGAGAGACCGAACGAGTGGGATTCAGTTTCGCCCGTGAAGGTATCTATATCCATAAGGGAGCCGGACGGGGCCAAGGTGGTTTCCGGGGCGGCTCTAAATGGACGGACAAATACGGGAAGCTGAAAAAGACCAACCCGGATTCTTTCTACCTGATGGGAACCGGCAACCGCCACCCGATCCGTTGGTTCGATCCCATCATCGAAAAGAATCTTCCCAAACTGGCAGACATCGTAGCGGACTACGCCGCCGATATGCAAATCGACGCATCACGAATTTTCATAGATAAAGATTAGGATATGGCAGGAGATTTAAACAGGAGCATCAAGATATACTTGGATAACTCCGACGCAATGACTAGCGCATCGGAGTTAGAGACGAAAATCGGGGAACTGGAGAAAAAGCTACTCGATCTCCGAGCAGCGGGAGAAGGCAATAGTAAGGCGGCTAAGAAAATAGAACGTGAGTTGACTGCCCAAACCCAGAAGATGCAAAAGTATAAGCAAGAGGTCGCTGATACGGAAAGAGTATTGAAGAACCTAAGTGGAGCTACTTATAATGACTTAATAAAGACAAAGAATAAAATTTCAACGGAGCTGAAAAAAGTAACTCGTGGTACCGCTGAATATAACACTAAGCTAGAAATGCTGAAACGCATCTCCAAAGAAACCGCACTAGCCCAACAAGAGATGCGTGTAGAGATCGGTTGCCAAGCCTCGGTCTGGGGACGTGCCACAGATTTCGTAAATAAATATATGGGAATCATTGGTACCGCAGTGGCAGCCATTACGGGTATTACTCTTACTTTCAATAAATTCCGTGAAGCCCGCAATAAACTGGAAGAAAGCAAGGCCGATGTAAAAGCTCTTACAGGCCTAGATGATGAAAGTATAGAGTGGCTTACAGATCAAGCAAAACGTCTTTCCACTACAGTTACCGAAGAAGGTATCCGCATACGCCAATCCGCTGATGAGATACTGGAAGCTTATAAATTAGTAGGTTCCGCTAAACCCGAATTGCTAGCAAATAAAGAGGCTTTAGCAGAAGTGACGGAGCAAACGCTCATCCTCGCCTCTGCCAGTGGCATGAAACTTACGGATGCGGTAGATGCCGTCACCTTGGCATTAAACCAGTATG